AACGCGGCTTTAGCGTTTTTGATGCCCGTATCTTCAAGGCTGGTAATGATCGGAATGTTGATTGCCATTAGCGAATCCTTGCCATCTCTTGGTTTGCTCGAAGCACCACGGCCTTAATTGTGGAGTCCATTTCTCGTTCAATCATAGACAACGAGTCCGCTGCTTTAGCCCACATAAAACGCGACGGTTCACCGGGTAACAAACTGGCGAACATTGGACGCTGATACTTCGGTTCACGCTTAGACGACGATCCTCCAGCCCTACCAGCCATGTCTACAATCGCCACAGGCGCGCCCTTAGTCGTAATTCGCACAATGTTGACGGGGACACTCATACGGGGTTCGTTGACGTTCCTGCGGGGCTTACGGCTGTCAATCTTGATCACCGAGTTCTTGCGCTTACTCCACCCGGTACGACCGTTGTGAGCCATACCAGACAACGGAGGCGACGACGGAATTGACTCGTTAATTTCAGCAAGCAACGGCTTCAAAATGTTGCGAATATCCTTGTTCAATTCACGCTTTAAAGCAGGGTTAATTTTGCCAAGTTCTCTCAGCGTTTCGCCCACACCTTTCACCTGAATTGTCATCGCTTGCTCTCGTTCTGCTCAATTATCAACCTGACCATTTCATCAATGATCTGGGCTGGTGTTTCCATCAGATCCAACGGACTGATGCCTGTACGAACAGCGAGCTGCGCGATCAGGTTTGTGGCTCTTCCTGCGGGCCCTGTTTGGCTTTTGGGACAAACGTGATATCCATGACGTTCTCTACCCAAGTGCTAAACAACGGCACCACAATCTTTTTGGTTCGTAACGCATCCCAAGCCAACCATGCGAGAGGCTTGAACTTCATGTCCTCTAAGAAACGGCCCACGGAGAGCGTGGGGTGATGATCTTCCCACCTGCACGCAACTCCGTAAGTGATCGGTGCTTCGAATGTTTCACCGTCAACCATTTCTACTTTTAATGTCATGCCAATCATGTCGGGGTCCTTTTGTTAGTTGTTAATTACGGGCTGACGATATCGCGGACCCAAGTGCCACCAGTGAAGGTCACTGAGACTTGGCTCAGTTCACCAACGGTCGTAACGATTGGGGTGAACGATGACATCATTGCGTTACTGATCGTGTACTCAGGGTTAGACGCGGATTCGGTTGAGCCTGCTGGTGAGATCACCAGAGTGGTGTTGCCGTCGCCAACAACATCAAAGAGGGTGGCTTCGACTTCGCCTGCGCCGTAGTTGTTGAACATTGTCAAGGTGACGTTCACCATTTGGAGGCCCGACACGAAGCGGTGCCCAGTATCGCCGAAGGTCGTGGATTCGAGTGAGTCGTAACCGATCTCAAGCGAGGCCGCAGAGGTGTTCTGGGTGACGTCCACGGTTCCGATCAAAACGGTTGGGTTGGACAAGTAAACGGTTTTTGTAGTGGGCATGGTTTTTCCTTTATGGGATGCGCTTGGAAGCGATTCTGATAGTTAGGTCGTATGCGGGTAGTTCTTGTGAGCCGATCTGAGCGAGCGACGGTGAACCACTCAAAACGGCGATTGGGCTGTTCATGATTGTGTCAACCACTCCGAGGATGTAGTCGCTTGCGTCTTGGTTGCCGGGTGGCGCTCCAAGGATTCGAAGATCAACTGTGATATCGGCAATTTGGTTGTTGAAACAAGTGAAAGTCGGTAACTCGACAAACACTGTGAGCGGGCGTGCGTTGCGCGGATCGGTGACTGGTTTAAGTCCCAACGCTGTGAGCGACGCTGACACGGTGTTGATGGTGTCTGTAAAAATCCCTGCCACATTAAGCCACCTGACTGCGTTTCACGCCAAGCAACTGGTTAACGCGTCCGAGAGTCATTAACGGCGGTCCGCTCATGTCACCAAAGGATGCGTAACTGTCTCCAGTGGTCCCGCGTTCACGGTAAAGCCCTGCAGCGTAAAGCGTGGTTCCTAACAGCACTGAACTGTCAGGGACGGTCGTAAGACTGTCGTGGTAACCAGCCTGCACGCGACGCCTGAAACACCAAGCGTTTGCAGCTGCGACACAAGTCGTTAGGAACGCGGTGTCATTTGCCGTGGCCGACGCGATCCCAAGAAACTCAATTACTGGCGCAGTTGATGACAACCAAGTACAAGTCAAAGTCCAATTCAAAGTTCCAAACGGATCGGCAGCAGATCGTTCTAGATCTGCTCCAACATCTTGGAACATCAACTGATTAACAATGATTTCGTTTTCGTCGTACAGCAGGTCGCCTGCTTCGTTAACGCCAGCGAACAAGTAGATCGGTACTGCGATAACAATGTAGGTGCCGTTGAGACCGTGACCGAGTCCAGTGAGTGTGATTGTCTGGCCGACTGTGATGTCGGTTGTTTCGAGGGTCTGCACCACAGCAACATCGTCTAGACGCTGGTGGTGCGTCACGTTAAATGTGGCCATGGTGCAGTCTCTCTACTCAGTTCCGTCTATCAGACGAAAGCAGCCTTAACAAACTTGGTGTTGTCAATCATCAAGGCGGCGAAGTAGCCACGGAACGCGACGGTGCGTGACAAGGTGGACGGGTTGTCCAACGAGATTGCGCCCTTTTGCTGCTCGAACAGTTCGTAACCAGACGCATCGCCAATGATGAGCGTGTTAGCTGCGAAGTTACGGTCAACAACAACCTGCAAGCCAAAAGCGTTGCCGTTGTATTGTCCGGGTGCAAGGTTGCCGTATGCGTTCATAGGACCGACCTGTGGGAACAATGGACGCTTGCTTGAGTCCGTAAGCGACAGCAAATCTCCCCAAATTTCTGGGTCAACAAACATGTGAGTTGGCAAGTTGCCGTTGGATGAAGACAAGATTGTTTGCGCCGCTGCAGATACCCAAATTGACCACGATCCTGGCTCATCGGTGTCTGCACCAGTGAAGTTTTGAGTGACTGTTGCGCCTGCAACCAAAGTGTCGGCTGCGTAGTTGTCGGTTGCGTTTGCGTAGATTCGGCCCATGTCGTCAAGCAACAAAGACAAAATTGCGGGATCGGTCCAATCAAGATCGGCTTCCGAAATGTTCACATAGCCACCGAAAATTTGTTTGGTGACCTGATTCGATGACACAACGAAAGTGCCTGACTGGTTGCTCATTTCGGCAAGGCTTGCACCAATGCTCACGTGAGTTGTGACCTCAGGGCGAATAAAGACCTTGCCTCCACCCGGCATGGAACGAGCACCAACTGCATCAACGACAGGGCGACGGCCGATGAAGTTGTTGTAGACGGGTGCAAGGATTGGAGTGGGGAGCACACCAGGCGTGTCGCTGGTGACTACGTCGGGAGCTGCGGCGCGAAGTGCTTCGTGCATACGTTCCCAAGCAGTTCCGCCAGCAATGGCAGCACTCAAGTATTCGACAGCGGTCGGCAGTTTTGCGTCACGCTTGACGGCGGTTGCGTAAATGGGTTGAGTCGCGACTGCGGCTTCAACGGTTGTGGGTTCTGACATGGTTTCATCCTCCTCGGATGGTGTTGGTGTTGTTTCTGTTGGGGTTTCGGTTTCGTCGGGTTCGCTTTCATCGGGTGATGAGGCGGCGACTGAGTAGACCTGTGCTGATTCGTAGGCTGGCACAGTGACAAGCGACAGTTCTACGAATCGGGCTTGAGAGACCTCTAGCGTCCCGTCTGACAGGCGCTTGAACTTGGTGGGGATTGCTCCCACCGAAACGCTGTCTAAAGCGCCATCGGCAAGCAGTGCAAGAGCATCATCGGCGGCTCGAGTGGCGCTCAACTTGGCGACAAACATCATGCCCTCGCTGGTGGACACTCTCTCAACTACGCGACCGATCACGCGCGTGTCGTCGTGGTATTCCAAGAGCTTCGGCATTGGGCCGTCCTCGGGAAGTGAGCCCTCAAGAAAGACCACACTCTCGCCACCACTCAATTGCGCTTTGACATTCCACGGGACAGCAAGGCCAGTAATTTGACGCGACGGTTCACCATCAGCGGACGCGTCCAGCGTGATCTGTTGAGCGGTCAATCTAATCATGAGTATTCTTCCTCGCGGTTTCCTGAATCAAAAGCGGGTTCGCGCTCAACATTGCCTAGATCGTTTTCGTAGACGTAGTCCGAAACATCAAATTTGACATAGCGTCCCCGCGGTAAAAGTTGGTTCATTGACAGAGTCTGCTCAATGGCATCCAAATATTGTTTGGTGCCGAACAAGTAAAGATCTTGGCGTGCCTGTTGCGCGTTCTGGTATGTGTAGCCCTGTACGCCGATGCCCAAAAGGTATGCGGGAATTCCAGTGGCCCGAGACAGTTCTAGACTTTGGAACTGGCGGCCTTCGATTAATTGCAACGAATTTGGGTCGCTGCTAAATTCCTTGAATGTGACCACGCTGTTAAGGGCGCCAATGGCCCCAACCTGACGGGCGTTACGCCAAGCAGCTGCAAGTTCTGAAAGATCTTCGGCAGACATTGGTTCGGATGCGTCGGTCTGTTGCAACCAGCCAGCGGCAATTTCGTTGACAGCGAAACGATCAGCAGATTGCTGAAGTTTTAAGGCTGTCATGATTGCCCGGTTGCCCGTGTACAGCAGACCTTGAGTCGGTGCCAAGAACTGCACGACGTCATCGGTTGCAAGTGGGTAACCGTTAAATTCGACTTGGTCGGACGGGCCGAACCATTGCGGGCCTGCTTGGTCTTGTGTCGTGACCATTGCGGCGGGTAACCATTGGAACGAAAGCGGGCGTCCTGTGGCTGTGGATCGGCTGGTGATGTACCAGAATCCGCGACCGTGAAGCATAAGGTCCGTGACGAGCTGGGAAAAGATGAAGTTGCGCGTGACCTTAGGATCGGGCTGATCCATCCACGACTCGTTCTCCAAATAGATCTCTTCGTACTCTTCGCCACTCCATTGCGTCGTGTAATGCTTCAGTTCTAAACAGCCGACCATGGACGCAATCATTTGTATCGAGCGGGCAACAGTGGGAACAGAGAGGGCCAGTTCTTGCGACGCCCCGACGGAGTACGTATAGAACTGACCCACCTGTGCGGCAGAACCTGCTGCAGCCTGTATCGGCGCGGACGCAAACGCGGGGGTTGCGCTTACTTTCTTGCTACCGAAAAGAGCCATCGCTTCCGATTCTCTCACAGATTTTGCGTTTATGTAAGTACCCCTAGCCAAAAGCGAAAGCGGCACGCGACGACCGCACTGGTTTGGACGCAAGCATGATTCCCCACACTGCACAGCGCGCTAACTCAATCGGACCCGGTGACTTCTGCGAACTGAGCACAATTGACCCGCCCGTTTTAACGGCCACGGCTCGGGCAAGATGTTCAGCAAGTGCAATATCGCCAGTGTGGTTGACTCGATCCTCCACGATCATGGCGCGACAAGCTGCAGTCCATTTGAGCAACTCGGCGTAGCCGACGATTTGCATACGACGACGCAAGTCTGGGGGACAGTGAATTTCTAGCGATGGAGTGACCGCCAGTTTTACGGTTTGGTCGTGCATGATCCGCACAACTTCTTCCCACATTTGTGCAGCCGACTCGACAACGAACGCGACCGACACGATGACGCGACCGTCATCAAAAGCGGTTGAGATTCCGACGTACCGCGAGTCATCAACCGATGAGTCAATGGTGAGCCACTGGGTCGGTGGTGCTGGTCGGTCGGATTTGCGATCATTCCATAGGTTTATTGGCAAATAACTATTAGTGCTATCTACCCATAAATTTAGATGGCCGCGAACGAAACTTTGACGGTTCGGCGAGTCGTAAGCCAACTCCAAAGCTTTCATCGTGATCGTCGTCCCCAGCGCAGGATTAGCCCAACCCCAATAACTGCGATCCTCAAGACTTACCCCGGGTGGCAATGACCATTCAGCAAAATAGAGCGCAGTCGGCTGGCCCGAGTCAATCGCCGCAATGCCTTGCTCTCGAAGTTGCAACAACACCGTTGAACTTTGATCGCCCGCAGTTGAGAACATCATCATCATCGGATTCTTGACCGCAATCTGTGAAGGACGCAGGGCTGTAAAAACAACGTCGGGACCAATATCCCACACCTCGTCCACCAGCAAAACTGACGCAGTTAGGCCGTGCGCGTGAGCTGACGCCGCGACGACTGAAATAGATGAGCCGTCAGGGAAGTTGATCCGCTCGTCACCGTTCTGCCAACGAACCTTCATTTCAAACTTGCCTTCAAGGTCGCGAACGACATCACGAAACAAGGCCATGCTCCGACGCTTTTGGTTAGCGACAATGACGATCGTCTGAGGCTCCCGTCTAAGAGCTGCGTACTCGGTTGCGAAGAACCCTGCGCAAGCCCTCATGACCAAACTTTTTCCACACTGGCGCGCTGTGGATACACATGCTTCACGGAACACAAAGTCGCCGTCAGCATCCACAGTCAACGCGTCGTTCACGATCCGCTGTTGCCAAGCCATCAGATCAATATTGAGCACGCGCTTCGCCCAAGCAGTCAGGGCAGGACCAAAACTCTCACCGGGTGGAACAGGCGTCACCAACCTCGGCTCGATACGACCAGATATGACTGAACTACCGCTGGTTCGGGCTGGTTCCTGCTGGTTCAGGCTAGTTGAGGGTATTTCGGGAT